TCAGAACCCGTCCATATCCTCCTGCGTAGCCAGCTCCCGGTACTTCCACTCATCATTCCTGCTCTCCGCATACATATCATTGATCAACCCAATAGACAGCAGCTCCATATCCCCCATGGAAATCCCCAGCTGCACGCACCGAAGCAGAAACAGCGGCGTTGTCATCTCCCGCTCTGTCGAGCGAAGTTTTTTTTAGCCTCCACATCCATCTTCACATTCAACCCCCACAACTCAATCAGCTGGGGCAGCACCTGGTAAATGGAAAACGTGTTAAACCCGTCCAGCCATTCCTCCACGTCATCCGGAATCGCCGGGTCCCCGTGCTTCGCCATGGTATAAGCGATATTCTCAAACATCTCCAAAGAGAACAAATCCAGGTTGGAACTCTCCTCATCCCCTTCCCCGATGCTCTGCTCCAGCACCCGCAAATCCTTATAAATATCCCTCTGGAACTTCAAGCGGTAAATCCTCGGAATCGCCGCCGATGCCTTAAACAGCACCTCCTGCCCGTCAATCTCAATCTTCCTGCAAATGCTCATGTCCTTTTCTCCTCACTGCCCAATGCGTTCTGCAAATCAAGGCATCCCCTGGGGGACTCCCTCCTGTACACTGTCCCTATCATAGCCCCTCGCGGGCTTCCATCCATTACCCCTGCCCTTCCTCCGCCGGAACTTCCTCCTTCGGTGTGGGCAGATACACCTTCTGATACCACCCGTCATATGTGGCCTGCGCCGTCTTATTCCCCGTCTTCGCCTTCACATACCCGTCCGCCATGGGCCTCGCCTTCACTGTCAGCGTCTCTGTCTGCACCTCCCGGCTCTCCTCATTGGTCTTGCCCTCAATCTTCGGGCGGCTGGCGGAACAATTATACAGCACATGCCGGATTTTCCGGATATCCCCGTCAAACTCAAACAGCAGGGCAAAAGCCCCCGTCTCCACATTGGCGTTCTCCACCAGCACCTCATTGGTGTCCGCCTCCTCTTTCAGCACATCCGTGCGGAAACTCTCCGGAATCAAAGCCAGCTCCAAATCCCCGTCATACCCCATGTTGTTGGCGATAATATAATACTCAATCCCGTCCGCATAAAAAGACTCCGGCTCCCCGTTTGGGTCCAGCGCCAGGGAAACCGCGCCCGGCATCGGCACCGGAGTGTCAAAGGTCAGCTCCCCCTCCTCCGACAGCTTCTGCAACGCATAATGGCAGTTGCAGATATTAAACTTCACCTTATTATTCATCCATCAAACCTCCATCTCATACAGCACCTCATAAAGCTGCTCCGATTCAATAAAAACTTCACTCTTCCCATAAAAAATCCCATGCTTCAAAAGCACCGCCTCTATCCGCTCCTCCAGCTCCGGCTGCTTCAAATCCGTATACAGCTCCACGTCAAGCCGGCTGATCTTAAAATACGCAATCCCGTCCGCCGCAAAATTATCCGCCTTCGGATACAGAAACACAAGAAACGGAGGCTCCGGCGACTCCCCTTCCACGAAATGGTCATAAGCAAAAGGCAGCCCCGTTTCCTCCATCATCTTCATTACTTCCTCATGGCTCATCCGCCCAGCCCCCTTCTGATGCCGTCCTCCAGCTCCCGGATGCCCTTCTCCTCCGCCGGACCGATGTGCGGGAACGCCTTCACCCGGCCGCCCCCACGTTTGGCATGGCCCTTCTCCAGAAGATGGGTCAGCTGGTAGCGGTCCTTACTGTGTACCACCACCTCCAGCATATGGGAAATCTCCCTCTGCCGCTTCACCGCCCAGCTTTTCCCGTACTTCCCCGACTTCACCGGGGCATTCTCCTGCGTCTCCTTCTTCACTGTGTTCCCGGCCTTCTTCACACAGCCCTTCATCACATCCGTGGCAAGGTCCGCATACTCTAAAAGCCCTTCCATAATGGCATCCGCCATCCCGTCCACTGTCACCCTCTGGTTTTCTGACATTCCCTCTGCCTCCGGCCTTACGCCTCCTGGTTCACCGTCCCGCCAGCGAAGCCCGCAGCTTAACTGTCCGGTTCTGGTACTTCACATTATCCAGGAACGTGATGTTATAAACCTGCCCCCGGAATACAATCCGGTAATGCTCCGTATCCATCTCCGCCACTTCCGAACAGTACCGGATAAGAAAAAACACATCCTTCTGGGCATTCACCTGCGCCGCCTCCCAGTATTCCTTCCCGGAAAGATTATTCACATAAGCCCAGCAGACATAAAAATCCTCCCAAGACAGCACATGATTCCCGGCTTTGTCCGTCCCCGCCCTGCTTCTCTGGATAACGATCCGTTCCTTCCATTCCCCGATCCTGCTCTTCTGCCTTCCATCATCCCTGTTCCATCCCACAGAAGCCATCAGAACGCTTCCTTCCGGATGCCAAACAGCAGGGAGCGCAGGGTCTGCACCAGCTCCTCATGGTCCGCCTCTTCCCGGTGTTCATACAGATAGGCAGCCGCATACAGGATGGCTGGCCTTGCTATGGACAAATACCCTTCCAGCTCCCCGGCTTCCATCCTGGCTATATCCGCGCACATCCGCTCCCCGGTCTCAATCAGCCCGGCAATCAATGCATCCTCATCCCCGCTGTCCACCCGGAGATACCCCTTCATTTCCTCCAGCGCCACAACCGCCATCCTGCACACCGCCCTTCCTGTAGACCTTCCTGATAAATTCACTCCTGGTTAAAGCCAGGCAGGTGTCTATCAATAACTCATACCCAAACACCACCAGCCTCTGCTTCCCGGTTTAACCCGCAGAAACCGTCTTCATTTTCAGTGTCTTCACCGCCTCGGCAAGGACCAGCTTCCCGTCCACCCTCTGGCTGGCAAGGAACCCCACCTGCCCGGTGGCGGCAAACAGCTCATTCAGCCGCTTAAAAGAACGCCCCTGCCGGTCCGCAACCCAGTAATAAGAGAAATCTCCAAAAGCCATGACCTTCGCCCCCGCCGCCAGCTCCGGCACATAAGCAGAAGTGTGGTACGGGCGGTTTAAAATCATATCCGGCTGCCCCGCCTGCACGGACGGCTGCCAGATATAATTCCCGTTATTGTCTTTCAGCTTCCGCAGCGCCTTGACCGTCGTGTCATTCAGCACCCACACCGCCTTCTTACGGTACGGGGACTTCACAGAATAAAACAAATCCATCACGTCATCAAACGTAATATTCGCCGTGGAAGTGGTTACGCCGTCCGCCGCACCGCCTGTAGCATTAAAGATGCCTGTCGGCTTCCCAGAGCCGTCCCCGACAAAAAAAGCCTCCTCTTCCTTGGAGCCGATCCTTCTTCCAAACTCCTTAGAAATATAAGCCTCCAGATTGAACGCACTGTCATTCAGCAGCTCATCTGAAATTTTCAGCATGGTGGCAACCTTGTGCGCGCCGATAGAAACCTGCCCGAACGCATCATCGGATTCCGGGAACGCCCCTTCCTCCTCAATCCAGTTTGCCTCGCCTTTGCTTGCCACCACCGGAATCTTCCGGTCCCCGCTGGAAGTCTGGATGACCGTGGCAATGCTCCTAAAAAAGTTTTCCTCTTCCAGCGCTTCCACCAGCGTACTCTCAAACTCATCCGGCACCAGATAGCCGCCCTCAGAGTCTGTCCCCACCTGCAGGGCATTCTCCACGTCATAGAAATTCTTTCTCCGCATGGCATTCCAGAAAGTCTTCCGGTACTTATCCGTTGCCCTGCCCTTCTTCTCCTCCCCGTCCGGGTCACCGTTGGGTTTATTGGTGATGGGCATGGAAGTAGGCCTGTTCAGCTCCGCATCAATCGAAGCCTGCCGCTCCAGCCGCTCAATCTCCTTCCCCAGATTCACCACATCCGCCTCCATCTTGTCATAAGAAGCCGTATCCTCTGCGGACATCATGCCGTCCGCCCCTCTCTTACTCTCCAAAAAGGCTTTCGCCGCCTCCCACGCCTTCGCTCTCTTTTCCCTTAACTCCAAAACCTTGCTCATATAAAAGCCCTCCGATTTTCTGATTTTATTCCCCATTCCAGCTCCGCCGTTTTCTCACTCTGCAGCCCGCTGATCTTCCTAAACACGCAGCATCTCTAATGCACCAGCAGATTCAGCCGCTTCTCCAGCTGCTCCACAGGCGTCCCCTTCTTCCCCGGCTCCGGGACCAGCTTGGACAGCAGGGAATTCGCCACCGCCGTCCGGGAGAACATCACGCCCTCCGCATCCGTCCCCTCTGCCGCATCTTCCGTATCTCCAGCCCCGTGCAGAATCCCGTCCGCAAAGCCAAGCTCCACCGCCTTCTTCGCATTGAACCAGCTCTCCCCGTCCATCAGATGGGAAATCCTGGTCCGGTTCAGCCCGGTCTTAATCTCATAGGCATTCATAATGCTCTCCTTCACCTCATCCAGCATCTCCCCTGCCTTCTGCATCTCCCTGGAATCCCCGATGGCAATAGTCATGGGATTGTGGATCATCATCATGGCAACCGGACTCATCAGCACCGTAGTCCCCGCCATGGCGATCACAGAGGCCGCCGAAGCCGCCAGCGCATCCACCTTCACCGTCACATTCCCCCTGTACTCCATCAGCATGTTGTAAATCTGCGCCGCCGCAAACACATCCCCGCCCGGAGAATTGATCCAGACCGTGATGTTCCCCGTCCCGGCATCCAGCTCCTTCCGGAACAGCTCCGGAGTCACCTCATCCCCATACCAGGTCTCATCCGAAATCTCCCCGTTCAGCACCAGCGTCCGCTCCTCTTCCTCCTCATTCCTTACCCAGTTCCAAAACTTCCGCTTCATCCCTGCACCCCGCTTCCTGAATTTCTGCAAAAAGAAAGCCAGCAGATGGTTTTACCCGCCTGTTGGCTCCTGTCATTTCTACCTATCGTTTCCTGTTCACCTTTTCGGCCGTACACCCCAGCATGCCGCAGTCACAGCACAAATAATCCGTGAGAAAAATATCCGTTTATTTGTTTCCCCTCATCAGCAGCCTGCCATCTATGCCCCGAATTCCTGCCCTAGCTGTGTCTCCTGTCTCTTCCCTGCAAACAGCCCCGCATCTTCCAGCTTCGTCATGTTCCCGTTGATCAGGTACAAATCCCCGCCTTCCTCCCTAGGAATCAGGTTCAAATCCTCCATCTCCCGGATATCATTGGCAGACAGCCACCCGTTCTGCCGCCCCACGGAATACCCCGCCATCCGGCTCTGGTAATCCCCGCGCAGCAGCCCGTCCACGTTCAGCTTCACAAAATACTCCTTCTTCTCCTGGGGCAGAAACAGCGCCCTCTGCAAAGACTGCTCCCACCGTATCACCCACGGGTCCAGCGTGTACTTCACAAACTCCAGAGACTGCTGCTCAATATTGGAAAAGCTGGATTTATCCAAATCCCCCACCATGTGGGGCGGAATCCGGTATAGCCTGGCAATCTCGTTAATCTGGAACTTCCTGGTCTCCAAAAACTGCGCTTCCTCCGGCGGGATGCCGATCTGCTGGTACTT